GAGACTAAGATAAATGGCAACCAAACTACAAGTCACTGAGTTGGACTTCGATGATATCAAGAACAACCTCAAGACATATATGAAAAACCAGACAGAGTTTTCAGATTACAACTTTGAAGGTTCTGGACTATCAACCCTACTAGATGTACTCGCATACAATACTCATTACTTGGGTATGAATGCAAACATGGCAATCAACGAAGCATACTTGGATACAGCAACTCTGCGTTCTTCTGTAGTCTCTCACGCAAAGACACTAGGTTATACTCCACGTTCTGCTCGTGCGCCTATGGCTATGTTGGATGTCACAATCAACAATACAACTCGCACATCTATCACAATCGAAAAGGGCACAAAGTTTACAACACAGGTAAGTGGTACTACTTACGCATTCGTAGTCAATGATACAAGAACAACCACAACACAAGATGGTATTCTTCGTTTCACCAATCTTCCAATCTATGAAGGTTCGCTTATTACTTCAAAGTATACAGTGGACAATAATGACATTGAGAAGAAGTATATGATTACAGATAATCGTGCAGATACAACTACACTAAAAGTTTCTGTACAAACATCAACCACAGACACAACAACAAGAACATATACTCTTGCCGATGATATCACTCAAGTCACTGCAACTTCTGAAGTGTTCTTCCTACAGGAAAACGATAATGGAAGATATGAGGTTTACTTTGGTGATGACGTTGTTGGTAAGAAACCAGCAGATGGTAACATCATCATCCTAGAATACATTGTGACTAACAAGGGTAAGGCTAACGGTGCAAGTACATTTACTGGAACATCTGTTGGTGGCGAAACTGATATTACAATCGCAACAACTCAATCTGCATCTGGTGGTGCAGAACCAGAGACAATCGAATCAATCAAGTACAACGCTCCCCTCGACTTTGCATCACAGGGTAGAGCAGTTACAACTGATGACTACAAGGTTATCATTCCAAAAGTTTATGCTGACACTGATGCAATTCAAGTATGGGGTGGTGAGGATAATGAACCACCAGTTTTCGGACAAGTCTTTATTTCAATCAAGACAACTTCTGGGGTGAACCTAACTCAAGCCCAGAAGGCAAGTATCGCAACTGCACTTGACAAATATAATGTTGCATCTGTTCGTCCTACGATTGTTGATCCAGAGACAACAAAGATTCTTTTGAATACAACATTCAAGTACAACTCTAACGTCACAACCAAATCAGCAACAGAACTAGAGACAGCAGTTCTTGCAACAATTACTAACTATAACAATTCTGACTTGAAGAAGTTTGATGGTGTATTTAGATTCTCAAAACTATCTCGTTTGATTGACGGTACTGATCCAGCAATCCTATCTAACATCTCAACAGTAAGAATTGAAAAGACAATCGTTCCACAACTAAACACAGTTGCAAAGTATGAACTAAAGTTTTCCAATCCAATTTATAACCCACACGTTGGACATAATGCAGCCATGGGTGGTGTTACTTCTTCCACTGGTTTCAATATTTCTGGTAGTTCTTTGGAATATTTTATGGATGATGATGGTAATGGAAACCTCAGAGCATATTCACTAACTGGTGGAACAACCAGAACATATTATACAACGAACATTGGTACAGTTGATTACTCTACAGGACTTATACTGATTGATGGATTGAACATCACAGGTTCTACCGAAACTGCTGGTATCACAGTTACAATTCTTCCATCCTCAAATGATGTTGTACCAGTTCGCAACCAACTACTAGAAATTGATTTTACAAATCTAAAGATTACAGGACAGAATGATACTATTGAATCTGGAGGCTCCTCTGCCGGAACAGGTTATACTACATCATCTTCATATTAGGGTTTACTAGATGTCTGGAAATGAACCAACAATAAAAAATAAGGTGTCTCCACATATTCAGACTCAGTTGCCTGAGTTTGTCCAACAAGACCATCCTTTATTCTCAACCTTCCTCAAACATTACTATGAGTTTCTTGAGGCGGGCGAACTTGTTATTACTGGTAGTAATGACTATGTGATTGAAGAAACTATTTCCAAGAACTTCATTCTTGATGAGACTGAAGAGAAGATTGTTCTTGAGGAGTCTGTTGGTAAGTTTACAGTCGGTGAGACAATCACTGGTGCAATCTCTGGTGCAACGGCTCGTGTTCTCGTAGATGACTTTGATGATAACAATCGTCTATTCATTACATCCCAACAAAAGTTTCAAACTGGTGAGACAATCACTGGTGGTACAAGTGGTGCAACATCTACTGTTTCATCCTATCGTGCAAACCCTGTACAGAACATCCAACAACTTCTTGCATATGCTGACGTTGACAATACTGTTTATGATTTCCTTGACAAGTTCAAAGACTCATTTATGCAGTCCTTCCCTAATACTCTTGCAGACGGACTATCGAAAAGAAAACTTCTAAAGAGTATCAGAGATATGTACACTGCAAAGGGTACTGAAGATGGACACAAACTATTCTTCAGAATTCTCTTTGATGAAGAGGCAACCCTAATCTATCCTCGTGATAATATGTTGAGGGTTTCTGACGGTCAGTGGTCAACAGATAAAGTTATTCGTGTTATTGAGAATGGAACATCCGACTTCAACCAAGCGATTGGACAAAGAGTAATCGGTTCAACGTCTGGTGCGTCTGCTCTTATCGCAACAGTCATCAAGTTCAGAGAAGGTATCGAACTTGTCGCAGAGATAAACCTTGATGAAGATTCTGTTGAAGGCGAGTTTACCGTTGGTGAGATTGTTACCACAACAGATATTGGAAAAGACTTAGAAATCTCTGCTGTTGTAAAAGGTATTGTAACAGGTGCAACCGTAACGAGTGGTGGTGCATACTACAACACAAATGATACGGTGTCAATCGCAGGCGCTGGTAATGATGCGGCAACAGGTGTAGTCGAATCAGCAGGACAGGGTAACATTGATGAGATTGTTATTGAGGACGGTGGTAGTGGATACACCATAGGTGAAGAACTCAGATTTACTTTGACAGACACAGAAGGTAAAGGTGTCCGAGCAAAGATTGCAGTTGTTGGTGGTGCATTCCTTCTAGAACCAATCACATCGCCAGGCAACGTCATCACAGAAGATGGTGACTTGATTGTTACTGATGATGACATCCAGTACATTGAACACGAAACAACCGTTGGAGATTTGGACTATCTTGTAATGGAAGATGGTGGCCAGATTATCCTTGAAGAAAATACATTCAACGAACCACAGTTCAGTGCAAGTGAGATTGGTGAGATTACAAAGATTACCATGATTAACAAGGGTAACGGTTTCATCAAACTTCCTCTTGTTCTTGATAGTGCAACAACAACTGGTTCTGGTGCAAGTCTATTTGCAGCGTCAACTCAGACTCCTATGGTTGGACACGTTGAAGGTGTTTCAATCACAAACTTTGGTTTGAACTATAACACTGCTCCCACTATGACATTGAATAGGAACTTCCTTGTTATAAATGCAATAGGAACATTCACGCCGGGCGACACTCTTACAAGTCATACTGGTACAGTCGTAGAGTTTGACAATAGTAGAAACATTCTAGAAATCAATACCTCAGTCACACTGAATGAGGGAGATGTTATCACAACGATTACTGGTGCAACTGCAACAGTCTATCAATCTTCTCCAGCTCTTGCAACAGTACAGGTTGGAACTATTGGAACAACAGTTGGTAACTTTGTTACTGACAAAGGTAAAGCATCTGTGGATACAATGCGTATTCAAGATTCAAACTACTACCAAGACTATTCCTATGTTGTTCGTATCGGTGAGTCAATAAACCAATGGCGTGAATCAGTAAGACGTTCTGTTCACCCAGCAGGTTGGAATGTCTTTGGTGAAGTTTCATTCGCATCTCAAGTTTCTGCAAGACTACAAGTTCCTGCCGCTGGTGATATTGTCGGACATGACAGTGACACAACATTCACACCAGAACTTGCATCTACATTCACAAACCTATTCACTACAATCTTCCAAAGAAGGTTGGGTACAAAGACAGACGGCACAAGTCTAAACGCAAGTCCAAAGGTTGGACTAAAAGACTTGGACGAAAGACAGAGTGGAAAGAGAGAAGTCACACTTACAAGTACAGTATCGGTTCGTACTGGTATGGTGAGTCAGACAACAAATGTTCTCGGCCCAACACTAGACTTGCTTCCTAAGTATGCATTTGCAGTTCCCCCAACAGATACAAGTGAACAGATACCAAACTATCCTGGCCTATACAGAGAACTTAGACAGGGTGTCAATAGTGGTGAATACTACACCATCGAACAGTTTGCACAGTATCGCATCAATCAAGTATCTGCAAAACAAGGTGAGAATACATTTGACTATTCGTCTACCCAACACAATACTTTTGACTCGACAGAGGATACATTCGATAGTCAGAGTATCTTTATTCCAGCTGCGGCGTACACTACAAGAATTAACATACCGCCCCCTGGCGAAATAAGAATTACTAATACAAAAACTAATGCATTTGATAATACCTTTATGACATTTGATAATGCAAACAACAGATTTGATGAGGAAGTCAGTTCATTGACACCTCGTGCAGTATCGGGCAGTGTATATACATCATTTGATGAGTCTGGTTTCTCATTCGATGATACAACAACTACACTCGACATAGGTGCGAATCCAGATTCGTTTGATTCAAGTCAACAAACATTCGATTCTTCTGCAAGTACCTATGACGAAACTGTATAAATAACAATGTAATTAAAACTTTAGGAGAAATCTAAAATGGCGTATCAAAAAGTCGGCACCGGCCAATCTGCCAATGACGGAACAGGTGATGATCTTCGCACTGGTGCAGGCAAGATCAATGCCAACATTGAAGAAGTCTATGCAAAGATCAATGGCGTTGCCACAAACACTATTACAGATGGTACAGCAATTACTACTGATTCAGTAGCATTGCTTACTGCAACTCAAACACTAACAAACAAAACACTTACTGCTCCAACAATTGGAACATCGTTGGATATGAATGGTGGACAACTAATCTTAGATGCTGATGCAGACACGCATATTACAGCAGATACAGATGACCAAATCGACATCGCATTTGGTGGTAATGATAGAATCACTCTTTCATCTGGTTTGATTGATCTCAAGAATGATGGAACACAATCTGAACTTAGAATGTATTGTGAAAGTTCAAACGCACACTACGCTGCACTTCAAGCTCCTGCTCACGCAGACTTTGCTGCTAATATCACAATTACAATG